CGTTTTTCTGCCTGATGGTCCGATAGTCTTCACCATGTCAAACATCCACTCTGCGGCGGTCAGGTCTTCTGCTGTCCCCCACTTGCTGCCGCTCTGAATTGCAGCATCCGGTTTCACCACAGAAAGGTCGTTTTCTGGCTGGTCAGAGGATTCGCCAGAATTCTCTGACGAATAATCTTTTCTTTTTTCTTTTGTAATAGTGTCTTTTGTGTCCCCCTGTTTTGAGGGATAGCAATCCCCCAATTTGAGGGATGTTTTATCCCTCGTTTTAGGGGATTTTCCCTCGTTTTGAGGGATGCACCATTCTGAGATGTTTTTATTTGGTCCAAACATGCCGCCTTGCTGCTTGATAATATTCATTCTGACGAGTTCTAACTTGGCTTCATTGCACCGTTTGACAGGTAACTTTGTAATCTCGCTAAGTTGAGAATCGGTGATTCTGTCCATTGGTTTATTCCACCCATAGGTTTTACGCAGAATGGCAAGCAGCACTTTAAACTGTCGCTTGGTCAGATCTGCGCCCGAATAAGCCTCAAGCAGCATATTTGATAGTCTGGCGTAACCATCATCGAGATCTGCCACATTACGCTCCTGTCCGGCAAAGTTACCTCTGCCGAAGTTGAGTATTTTTGCTGTATTTGTCATAATGACTCCTGTTGATAGATCCAGTAATGACCTCAGAACTCCATCTGGATTTGTTCAGAACGCTCGGTTGCCGCCGGGCGTTTTTTATTGGTGAGTCCATCAAGCGCATACTTAAAAGCCCTGCTAATCGGACTGATGTCTGATGCCATTCCGAAAGCACACAAGACCGAAGCAATAAATCTCCAATCCGTTCTGCTTATCTTCGATTCATGACAGCCAATCATCTTTGCCAGACCGCGCTGGGTAATAGCTGACAGATTGATAAGTAAATCTGTTTCTGCGCGATCAACGTCACGCTGTGATAGTTTGCTGTAACTTGTTCTTTCCATTTCTTAAGATTTCCAATAGTGAATAGTTAGTTGAAAGGTATGCGTGGAAACGCATATGGCCTTAGTTGGTCAGATATCTTGGAACTCGCTTTTCAGCGACGTAGGACGAATGTCCGTTGTTACAAAGAGCGGATCCGCTTATTAAGCGGCTTTGTGTTCCGGCGGGAACACGTCATCAAGACTGACTTTTGCGCCTAACTTGTTTAGGCACGCAACAAGAGCACGGCATGTTTTAAGGTCTGGGAAGCGACGACCAGATTCCCAATGTCCGATAGCTCCCTGTGTGCATCCAACTGCCTTAGCAAGTGTTGTTTGAGAGATATTCAGTGACTCTCGATATTTTCGTAGGTTGCTCATATGCCCTCCATAGTAAACACGAATAAAAAATACAATATGTACTTTACGAATACAAGTAAAAATACACATTGTGCATGGATGGTTCCAGTACAAAGCGTAATAATAAGGACATGAAAATGAAATGGTATGAACTGGCTAGATCCAGAATGAAAGAGCTCGGCATAACTCAAGAGAAGTTAGCCGAAGAGCTAGGTATGACGCAGGGTGGGATTGGACACTGGTTGCGCGGATCTCGTCATCCATCTCTTAGTGATATTGGTGTGGTGTTTAAATACCTTGGTATTGATAACATATCATTCAACCACGACGGGACATTTTCACCTGTTGGCGAATACTCATCGGCCCCAGTTAAAAAACAATATGAGTACCCTGTTTTTTCTCATGTTCAGGCTGGGATGTTCTCTCCAGAACTCAGAACCTTTACCAAAGGCGATGCGGAGAGATTGGTAAGCACAACCAAAAAAGCCAGTGACTCTGCATTCTGGCTTGAGGTTGAAGGTAACTCAATGACCGCACCAACAGGTTCCAAGCCCAGCTTTCCTGACGGGATGTTAATTCTGGTTGACCCTGAGCAGGCTGTTGAGCCAGGCGATTTCTGTATAGCCAGACTTGGTGGTGATGAGTTTACCTTCAAGAAACTGATCAGGGATAGCGGTCAGATGTTTCTACAGCCACTAAACCCACAATACCCAATGATCCCATGCAATGAGAGTTGTTCCGTTGTGGGGAAAGTTATCGCTAGTCAGTGGCCTGAAGAGACGTTTGGGTGATGTGACTGCATGTAATTTATCAAAAGCGCACATACCCTATGCTAAACAACTTACTGATTAATTTACTGAAAATCATTTATTAAAAAATAAGGATTGCCAATGAATTTTTCGGAAGAAAAAAATAAAGATTTCCCCAAAAAAGTACAAACTTCGCTATTTGAAGTAGATTGTAATGACGGATACTCATTTGTAGATGTCTTGAAGACATGCGAAAATTTCAAACAAAACTATGACTTTGAGTACTCTAACGACACTCGGGCAAGGATAAAAAGTCTAATAGTTAACGATGACCAAATCTTTGCTGGGATAACACTCTATGAGCCCAAAGCTTTGGTCCCGGTAACTCCAAAAGATGGAGACCATAACGATTTGCAGGATGTAGATAATTATGATAAATGCCATATATTCTTGCTTGCAACAGAAAGCAATATTCTAACAATTTTTCAACTATCAGGAACTCATCCTTTATCTAAGTTAAAAAAAATATTTAGCCTCATGAATATCAATGTGAATATTTCTGAGAAACTCAACAAAGATGCACTTGGCAAGATAATAAAAGATGGAATACGCTCCATCAGCCTAAGTATTGAAACAACAAAAGAAGATCTAGAAGAGACAAAAGCAACATCATTAGGTATCACTGGAAAAGCTAAAGAAGCTTTGTCAAGATTATTTGAGAAAGAGCAAGATGATGACAACTCTTTCTATGGGCTTCTGACTCTTGACAAGAGACATAACCCAAAACTCTTAAATATTGCGAACAAAAATCCAAGCCTGATCATTGATGAATTATCGGAAGAGTTCTTCATCACAACATCAAAAGGCCAAGCGATCAAAAGCTCTGAAATCAAAACAAAAAAAGATTATTACACAAGAAAGTATGGCTCTACCACCATAAAAGCGGAACACGCTAAGGAAATTCTTGAGCACTTCAAGGATTTCATACTATAATGGAGGGTTGTACGTATAACCAAAGGGGGAGGTGTGAATGAGAGGTAAAGATTGGAGTTATATTTTTTCCATAATCTTTTTTATCTGCCTTTCTCTTGTATTAACTTATTATTTACATGATAAGGTTAGATATAACAAAGAGTTGCTTGGACTTGTGGCAAATATATTTTCAATATTAACAGGGTTTCTGTTACTTGTTATAACCACAAGTGGAGACGTAGCATCGTTTACAGAAGGTAAATCAAGATCAGAAAAGTATGCAACTAAGAGGAAATTCGAAATTCGGTTTTCTCGTTACATGATGCTTTTTTACCTCTATCTTACAGTCTTGTGCTTAATATTCTTCTACTACATGCTGCTGCCACCAGGAGACACCAGTAAAATCTTAGCAAGCAAGCCGCCTGTGACCAACCTGAGTCTGGCACTTGAGTTTATTATATGCTGGCTAAGCATAATTTCATTTGGATGCTCTTTTTTCATACCAATAAAGCTGAAACAGATTTATAACGAAAAACTCAAGCAACAATAACCCGGTCTCAGCGCCGGGTTTTCTTTGCCTCACGATCGCCCCACCTAAAAACACATAACCAATTGTATTTATTGAAAAATAAATAGATGCAACCCACTAAACCACGCAATTCTGATCTCTCCTTACATCGCCGAGGCAATACATCCACGCTAAAAAACAACACTATTAAATACAAAGCGTTATAAAAAACCACGCCAACTTACAACAAATTGTATTGATCTTGTAAAGTACATATCGTACTATTTAATCGTCAGCAGGACGCTGGAAGCCAAATGGAACAGACTGGCAGGCTCTTTAAACAACGTCGACTCTCGACTACGTGGCTGAAAAGCCAGATCACCCAACCACATAAGCTGTGGGATGCAATGCCGAAGCAACCGTCTCAGGAGGAGCTTCGAGATTGCATCGCCAAAGTTTATTCGGGAGGAATCCATGTCCAGAAAAACAGAATTTAAAGGCACCGCAGCTTCTCGCCGTAGAGCTCGTCGCGCAAATCTGCAAAGTCAGGAGGCGATCAGCTCCGACAAGCTACACAGGCCAACCCCTTCACGAGTGGTCTTGCAATGCAAGCGCAAACCAGCAATGAGAGCAGAAGTGATAACTCTGACAACGTTGACCAGAAAATATGAAGGTTCAACTTGTCTTCCGAACGTAGCCATTTACGCGGCAGGCTACAGGAAATCAAAACAACTGACGGCGAGATGATAAATCATTTGCTAATTACTTGTTTTTGCCATGCTTATCCTGAGCGATAAGTTCATCCATAAGACTGTCTTTCTTCCCAGCAAACCTAATGTAGCACTCATTTCTATAGCGTTCCGGGATAACAAAACGGTCGATTTCAGGATATCCAGTAGCAGAAGGTATCCGAATAAGAAGCCCTTTTTCGAGCAATGAGATTGCTTCAGGGCTTCCCTTTTCTGTCTTTAGCTGGTTATTCGCGGCTACAGCGAATGCCAAATACGCTCTTTCTCCAAGAGTTAACGAATCAAACAAATCTTGCACATATTTTTCTTCTTTAGATTTGCGCTTCTGAGCAGCGGATACCTCAATTCTTTCAGTCACAGCGTGATAAGCGGAATTAACAACACCGTTAAGCACATAGCTAACGCAGAACAACAGGATGTAATACATCCAATAATGAGGAAGGATTTCTGGATTATGCAGGTTTATCCATTCTTTTACGCTTACCGGCATAACAATAATCAATATGATCAGGATGATTAGCATATGAATCAACTGTTTAAGTGTCATTCCTTGCAGGAAAAAATGCATTAGTTCCTGCCACCATGAGTTGTTCATCGGCGTTTCTCTTTTGCTCTCTGTAGGGGTGAATAGAGTTTATCCGATTTCTCGCTGTAGGGGTACACGAGAACCACCGAGCCTGATGTGGTTAAAAGACAGGCACAATCTTTACTACCGCAATCCACTATTTAAGGTGATATATGGAAGAAGAATTTGAAGAGTTCGAAGAGCATCCTCAGGATGTGATGGAACAATACCAGGACTATCCGTATGACTACGACTATTGATAAAAATCAATGGTGTGGACAATTCAAGCGATGCAATGGATGCAAGCTGCAATCGGAATGCATGGTTAAGCCTGAAGAAATGTTTCCTGTAATGGAAGATGGGAAATATGTCGATAAATGGGCAATACGAACGACGGCAATGATTGCCAGAGAACTTGGTAAACAGAACAACAAAGCTGCCTGATAGTGGCCTTTATTTTTGGCATAAATAACAGAATAAACACTGCACTGTGTATTCATTCCAACGAGTGAATACACGGAGAAGTGTCGCTCGTAACTAAACAGGAGCCGACTTGTTCTGATTATTGGAAATCTTCTTTGCCCTCCAATGTGAGGGCGATTTTTTATCTGTGAGGATATGAACAGATGTCAAACATCAAAAAATACATCATTGATTACGACTGGAAATCATCAATAGAAATTGAAATCGACCATGACGTAATGACAGAGGAAAAACTTCACCAGATTAATAATTTCTGGTCAGACTCTGAATACCGACTCAATAAACACGGCTCTGTATTAAATGCTGTATTAATCATGCTGGCGCAACATGCTCTGCTTATAGCAATTTCAAGCGACTTAAATGCATATGGTGTTGTGTGTGAGTTCGACTGGAATGATGGAAATGGTCAGGAAGGATGGCCTCCAATGGATGGTAGCGAAGGAATAAGAATTACCGATATCGATACATCAGGAATATTTGATTCAGATGATATGACTATCAAAGCCGCCTGAGTGCGGCTTTACCGCATACCAATAACGCTTCACTCGAGGCGTTTTCGTTATGCAATCAAACAGAAGGAGCATCCTATGCAACAGTTCGCTATTGCAGGGGCGGCATCGGTTCGCCCTTTCAACCCGATTTTATCGGTGCAGCATTCACGAAAAAATATTTTAACCGGAGCAGACTTTAAACAACCTCGCGTTAAGAGCTTGCTGGATCGTCTTGTTGAGTTTCTGAATCAAAAGGTACAGCCATGAAAAAACCAACTTACGAGGAACTGGAAGAAGCCCTGAAAGAGCTTAGAAGAATGGCTTTCGCCCGACGCACTAACTCTCACAACTGCGGCCCATTTCAGTACTCGGATTTATGCGAGGACATCATTGAGGTAACTCAACTGATTAAGGTCGTTAAGCAATGAGCATTGCGGATACATGGTCAGACGAAGAATTCATTCGTCAGATGAACAAAATGCTCAATCAGCACAAAGAACAGGAGAAAGATGATGATTCTGACTCTGAATGATAAGCGTGAAATATCGCAAATCATCGCAAGTTTTACTGATGAAGATTACGAACGAATCAACAGTGAAGTTGATCGCCTCTGCAAACGGTGCGCCCCAATAAGCGAAATGCTTCGCTCATATAAACCAGATGAACACACTAAGGACGCTATCGACTGGCTGGAAGATGATGACTGTGACTATCAGGAAAAAGCCGCTGAATGGTTCTGGTATGCAATAACCAAAAGAGTTAAGGCTGAATATGCCTTCGCAATATTCAAACGCAGACACATTTTTGGAGAAGCAGCATGAGCAATATCGTTGAATTCGTTAAACAGCAAGAGCAGTTATTCTGCGGAGCATTGACTGAACAGACGGTGACATGGGCTAAGGAAAGCCAGTTTGCAATTCAGTATTTCCAGAAAAATGATTACCTGGCTAAAACAGCACTGGCAAATCCAACCAGCGCACAGAACGCCATCATCAATGTTGCGGCGATCGGAATCACCTTGAACCCGGCCAGCAAACTGGCTTATCTGGTTCCGCGCGACGGCATGGTGTGCCTTGATATCAGCTATATGGGATTACTTCACCTTGCACAGTCGACAGGATCAATTAAGTGGGGGCAATGCAAACTGGTGTACTCAAACGACACCTATGAATCAAATGGCCTTGATTCAGCACCAACCCACAAATACAACGCATTTGGTGAGCGAGGCTCTATTGTTGGTGGTTATTGCACGGTTAAAACAGCAGATGGTGACTACCTGACTGAAGAAATGAGTCTGGCAGAAATTAAAGCTGTGGAAGCAACGAGCAAGGCAAAGAATGGACCGTGGAAAACATTCTGGGAAGAGATGGCGCGTAAAACAATAGTTAAACGCGCCAGCAAATACTGGCCTAAAGCCCAGCGACTGGATAATGCCATTCACCTGCTTAACGAAGATGAAGGTATGCATCAGGAACCAGTTATGCCGCACAAATCAGAGGAAGATATCCGCGAAGATGAACGGAAACGCCAGCAGGAAATAATGGATAAAGCACAACTTCTTTGTGATGAAATGGCTCAGGCAGAAAACATGGATGATTTGAAGCGATATTTTGCAGAAGCATATCGTCTGACATCTGGAATGAAATTGCAGCAGAACGTACAAGCCATTTACATAGAATGCAAAGCGAAACTGGAGGTTGCCAGTGAGCAAACTGTATGAAATTGCCAATGAATACGCAAAATTGATGGATTCAGATTTAGAACCAGAGATGATTGCTGACACAATAGAAGGCATGGAAGGAGAATTTACCAATAAAATAGAGCAACTTCTTTCCGTCATTAAAAATGAATCTGGTTATGCCGAACGCCTCAAGGAAGAGGCAAAGTCACTGAATGAGCGAGCTGCAGTAATTCAAAATAAGATTGACAGCATCAAATCATATATAGCGTCATCGCTTGAAATGGTTGGCAAGAAAAATATTCGAGCAGGTATTCACCAGGTAACAATCCGCAAACCGTCAGAAATTGTAGAAATCATCGACTCAAGCGCCCTTCCTCCAGAATACGTTGAGTTTGAAACAACAATAAAAGCCGACAAACTGGCAATCAAACACCAACTAAAAGCAGGAATAAATATCCCCGGCGCTCAACTCAAAGTTGGGAAACCTTCACTTCTTATCAAATAACGGTATCGCCTATGAAAAAGACTCCATGGGAGAAATGGGAAGTCGATTTCTTGCGCGAAGTAGCGACAACAATGCCAGTTGAAGTTATCGCTGAAAAACTGGAAAGGACTGAAAAAGCAGTAATGGCGAAAGCAACAAGGATTGGCGCTGACATTGTTAGCCGACTTCGTGGAAGACGCTGGACAAGAGCCGAAGTATCACTTTTCGGTAAGTTCTCCGCAGAAGAAATAGCAATTGCAACCTGCCGCTCAATTTATTCAGTGAGAGCTATGCGATACAAGCTAAAAAAAATCGATGAAGAAAGAGCAGGCATACAAATAAATTAACATGGAGTAATTAACAATGAAGCTAAACATCGACCTCGGCAAATACGTTATTACCGGAACCAAACACGACCTGATTCTTAGTGAAAGAGGAATTATCAAAGAAGGCGAGAATGCAGGGAAAGAAACACTAAGCCGTATCGGTTATTACAGCAAGTTTGAGCATCTGGTTAAAGAGTTATGCAACCGTGAAATCCTGTTATCTCAGGCGCAGACGCTACAGGATATTCAGCAGCATATCGAGACTTTAGGTATGTCACTTAGCATGGCTATTGACCAGTTAGTGGAGAGTAAATCATGAGAGGACTTGCATACAATCCAGGCATTCTTCCGGCAGAAATGATTATTCGCCAACGCGTAAAGCCAATGCCATCGAGAGAGGAATTGCTTAAGAGAAATTCTTTTCCATCAGTAAATCAAAACAAATATCTGAATGCGATGTGGCGGAGTGGGAAGAAATGAGACAAATGACACTAATTGAGATGGATGGTTTTCTGAAAGGTAAATGCATCCCACGAGATTTAAAGGTTAACGAAACAAACGCTGAATATCTGGTGCGTAAATTTGCTGAAGCGGAGGCCAAGATTTCGGCTCTGTCCGAAGACCAGCAGAAAGCGATTGAGTCAATTAAGCAGGCTGATTCGGCTGTTAAGTTGGCACACGAGAAGTTTTCAGCGCTGGCGGCGGAGAATGCGATGTTGAAGCAACGGACACAGCAACTTATCGACATCATTAGTAATACTGACAATGACTACTGCATGTGTGGTTCTGCTATGAAAGACCACGTGCACAGCGGATGTGGTTATCCTACTGGCATGTTCGATTATTACTACAACCAGTGGCTGGAGTCAGATAACAAAACCCCAGCCACCGACGCTTTCCTGGCTGAAGTACGGGCGCAGGGGGTTGAGATGCTGGCAAAAAATCATCAGAGTATCGTCAATGCACTTAAGGGAGATTCTTTATTTTCTGATGGTGAATGCCGACATGCAGCTATTGTTTCCGCAGCTGTATATTTCGCCGCAGAGCTTCGCAAAGGAGGCAACCAGTGAGCGGAAAAAGAATGACTAACAGAGAGCTTGTCGATGCCGTGGTTGACAGAATTGCTGATTTAGAAGCTAAACAGCCATCGCCAGTAGTGCCGGAAGGACTGGTTCAAGCAGTGCGCTTCTATGAGCAGGTAAAACGTGAGAATCCGCCAGCCGAAACCGGAGCATGGAAAGACGCTGTTGACTGGGTGCTCAAAGAGGCTTGTCAGGTTGTAAACACTGGCATCAAAGGAGAGTGATATGGCGCTAACACACCGCGAACTCTGTCAGATTGCGTACAAGTTCCTTAAGCGCAACGGGTTCAAGGTTTGTTTTCATGACCGCTTTATAGCTGTAACCAGTACCGGAGAACAGCCAGATGCTATGGGATTCAGAAATTCAGCATCATGCCTGATAGAGGCGAAGTGTTCTCGTGCTGACTTGTTGGCAGATAGAAAAAAGCGTTTTCGTAAAAATCCGTCTCTTGGAATGGGCGACTGGCGATTCTTTATTAGTGAGCCGGGAATTATTTCAATTGAGGATTTACCACCTGGCTGGGGATTACTTCACGTTGTTAACGGAAGAGTACGGAAAGTACATGGGTGGCCCAAGGGTAATTGCTGTTGGGGTAATCCTGACGATAAGCCATTTACTGGAAATAAGCAGGTTGAATGCGATTACATGTTATCTGCATTAAGGCGCATGGAGTTGAGAGGGCACCTTAATGAAATATATGACGGTGTAATTGTTAATAAGAAAGAAGGAAACGCGGCATGATCACTATTACCAAAGAGCGACTACTGACAATCAAGCAGTGGCGCGAAACATACGGACCTGATAGCAACGTTGTACTGCCAGCAGAAGAAGCGGAAGAACTGGCGCGGATTGCGCTGGCATCACTGGAACGCGAACTGATTCGCCACGAGCATGCCAAATGGTCTGACTCCACATTTGGCTGCGTTGGCCCCATTGGTCCACTGAAACACCTCTCAAAAGAGGCTCTGGAAGCCGCAGCCGAACCAGACGATCTCAGCGAGTGGGCTGATATGCAGTTCCTGTTGTGGGATGCACAGCGCCGTGCTGGTATCAGTGATGCTGAAATTACCGCTGCTATGGAAAATAAATTGAAGATCAACATGGAACGCCAGTGGCCTGAACCAAAAGATGGTGAGCCTCGCTTGCACATTAAAGAACCCGGCAACTCTCCGGTAATTCCGGATGGTTTATCCACGGTATGCGCTGAGGCTTATCAGGTTGTAGGAGTTATGGCAGA